GATGGTGGGCGATTCCAAGACCGACCTCGACGCCGCCCGCGCCGCGGGGGTCCCGATGGCCGCGGTGAGCTTCGGCTACACCGAGATCCCCGCCGCCGAGCTCGGCGCCGACGCCCTCATCCACCGGTTCGCCGATCTGCCCGCCGCCGCCAGCCGCTTGCTCGCCGGCCGGGCCGAGGCTATTAGCCCGATCCTTCCGAGCTCGGCGGACGCGTAGCTCAGCGGGAGAGCGCTCGCTTCACACGCGAGAAGTCGTAGGTTCGATCCCTACCGCGTCCACCACTCAGTCGCTCGACATTGGCAGTGGCGATCTCAGTCTCGGAAAAGAGGCGAAAATTCCGACGCATACGGGACTTGGAGACGCGATTACCCGTCTCCACGGGCCGGCCTTCGCCATAACAGGCCGGTTTTCGCCGCCCTGTTCTCTGTCCGAATTTCAGAAGTCGACATTTCCCTGATAACAGGTGATTTCGCGTCTCTAGGCCTGTCATGGCCGAGCCAAATTTGGAAAACGGCCGTTCTCTCCGTACCTTAAAGGCCAAGGCTTTCGCCCCCGAAGGCGCTCAAATGCAGGCGAGGAACAGGCCCTTATCAGGGCCTAATCAGGCGCCGATAACAGGGTGAAATGGGTTAGCCGCGCCTGTTGTGCGCCACGGCAGTTTCAACGCCACTCGCTGAAGAGCCGTCGCTGTTCCTGCCAGTCCATCGGCAGCGGATTTCGCGTCAGGGATCCGAGCGACATCGCCTTCGGCTGACGTCCTTCGAGGATCTCCTGAGCGAGATCAGGTGCGAGCCAGGCGAGCGGCGCGAAACGCGCGGCGTACTGGCGGCAGAGGCCGCGCTCCTTAGCGATGTCCTTCAGCGAAGCGATCTCACCGCTCGCCAGCCGGTCGGCCCAGTTTCGGGCGAGGCAAAGGGCGCGCACGAGCGCGCGGTCCACACGCGGCGCCGTTGATTGATGGTCCGGCGCAGACAGGACCAGCGCTCCCTGACGGCGCTTGAGCCGCACCACGAAGGAGATCTCGACACCTTCCTCACGCCGCTGAACCTCGCCGCTGAGCGCCTGGGGGTCGGCGACCACCGAGGGCCGCTTCAGCTGAGCCACGATGCGGTCCGCGCCGACCACGACGCGGATAAGGGCCAGGCGAAGGCGCTCCTCGGCGCCGAGGTCGGGCTCCCAACTCGGGTCCAAGACCGGGACCAGCCGCCCGGCGAGGAATTGATCCAGGACCCCTGCGGCGATCCTGGGAAGACTTCCGGGGGCTTGACCACACCGAGGCGCCATCGAGGCGTAGTAGCGGTACCGGCGTTCACGCCGCACCGTGTGCAGCGGCGCCATCGGATGGCCCGGATCGTCGAAGACGAGGCCCCTCAGCAGCACCGGCGCCGCGTGCCGCTTGGTCGAAGGATGGTCAGGACAATTGCCGGCGAGACGGGCCTGCACGGCCATCCAGAGAGGCTCGTCGATGATCGCCGGATGGGCGTTCGGGTAGATCTTGTCGCCGTGGCGGATGGCGCCGCGATAAACCGGATTGGAAAGCAGATAGTAGAGGGGACCGCGGCCGAACGCATCTCCGCCCCGACAGGCGCCCTTCTTGGTGATCCAGGTCTTTGACCGAATTCCCCTCGCCCGAAGATCCGGTTCGAGAGCGATCACCGAACCCAATTCCAGATATCTTTCGAATATGTGCCGGACCGACTTCGCCTCCTCCTCGTTGACGACCAGCCTCTGCTCGCGCGCGTCATAGCCGAACGGGGCGCGCCCCCCCATCCACATGCCTTTGGCCTTGGAGGCGGCGATCTTGTCGCGGATGCGCTCGCCGGTGACCTCCCGCTCGAACTGGGCGAAGGAGAGCAGCACGTTGCGGGTGAGCCGCCCCATGCTGGTGGTGGTGTTGAACGCCTGGGTGACGGAGACGAAGCTGACCTTCTGGCTGTCGAAGAGCTCGACAATGCGTGCGAAGTCGGCGAGCGAGCGCGTCAGACGATCCACCTTGTAGACAACCACGACGTCGATCTCGCCGCGACCGATCGAGGCCAGCAGCGCCTTGAGCGCCGGCCGTTCCATCGAACCGCCGGAGAACCCGCCGTCGTCATAGTGCGCGGGAAGCAGCGTCCACCCCTCCCCCGCTTGCGAGGCCACGTAGGCCGCGCAAGCCTCACGTTGAGCCTGGAGGCTGTTGAAGGCCTGGTCGAGACCCTCTTCGGTGGACTTGCGGGTATAGATCGCGCAGCGAAGGACCTGATTCATTTGGTCTTCGCGGCGCGCCGCTTCAGCCCAAAGAAGACGAGGCCGTTCCACTTGGTCCCGGTAATCGTCTGCGCCACCTGGGAGAGTGAGCGGTAGGGCTTGCCGAGATAGGTGAACCCCTCGGCGGTCACCGCGACCTCGTGGCGTACGCCATCCCACTCTCGAATGAGAGACGAACCTGGCTTCAGCGTCGGCCCGGCATCCGGCGCATAGCTGCGATCTCCGGCAAACTTCGCCGCATACTCTCCCGCCTTGCGTTTCAACGGCGCCGCCAGATCGCCGAACGCTTCGGCCTGGACCCGATAGGCCATCGCGCGGGCCATCATGTCGCGGGATCGGAACTTCGGCGGCTCGCCCCAGCGCCGGCGCCACCCAAGCCGCAGCTGCGGCAGCTCCAGCTCGGCGATCGCCCGCACCTCTTCGCAGATGCGGGCGACCTTATCGGTATCAATGCCGCTCACGCCGCGACCTCGGTCACGATGCGATAGATCCGCCCGGTCTCGGTTTTTTCGCTGATCACCGCGAGGCCCCGCCCCTTTTTCAGGGCGCCGGCGATGGCGCCCCGAACCGAGTGCGCCTGCCAGCCGGTCGCGCTCGACATGGCGTCGATGGTGGCCCCCTCGGGGCGCTCCAGCAGGGCCACGAGCATCCCCAGCTTGCCGCGGACCAGCTTCGCCATGCGCGGGGCGTCCTGACCCTCCTCAGGGCTTTGGGCACGCCCTTCATTGGACAGGCCTAGGTTGATGGTCGCGGTCGACGGCGCCGACGGCTTGGCGTTGCGCGCCCGGCGCGGGGCGGGGTTCTGTATCTTGGCCATGAGGCCCTCCTTCGGTGCAGGGGGCCCGGCGCACGATCGCGCCGCCTCCCACTGCCCGAAGGCCCCGCCAGGCGGTCCGGCCTGCGGGGCGGCCCCAGCGGCCGTCTCGGTGAACAATGACGCTCGCGTTGGGTTCGAAGTCCAGTCCAAAGGGCGAGCTACACCCAGTTTGATCCGGGCGACGACGAGGCCGTCAACCTTGGCCGCTTCTCCTTCTGGCCAGCTGTTCGGCGGCGTAGTCCAGCCAGCCCTGGGCGACGCCGCGGTTGCGGGCGTAATCGAGCGCCTGGGACATGGAATCGACCTGGTCGTCGTGGCGACCGTTGGGGAACATTCGGCACTCGTGAAGGAAGTCCGCGAGCCAATGAGCTTCCCTAGGAATCCAGACGCGCCCGCACTCGATGAGCGCGGTCTGGCCTTGCATGCGGAACTGCTTGTCCCCCTTCGGGACGTAGGAGGTGACGGTGACGCCCTCGCTACGCAGTTCCTGGATGAGCGACATCCCCGCGCCCTTGTCTTCGATCAAGACCACAGGGTACGGGTAGAGATCTCTCAGCAAAAGAGCCTTGGCCTTGAGCTCAGGGTATTCGAGCTTCTCGCGAAACACATTCAGCAGATAAAAATCACGCCCTTTGACACCCCAGATCGTGCAGACGCTGAAGTCGTTGCCTTCCTTGACCTTCGAGGCGGTGTCCCAGCTCAGGATCACCCGGTCGAAGGTCTCCGGGGGCGTCTCATAGCGCCGAAACCACTCCAGCTTAATCTTGCCGCCGCCAGGAGGCGTGGGACTTTGCTGATACTGGGCGGAGAAATAGTCCTCGCCCTGGGTCCGTCGAATCTCGTCCAGAACCCACAGGGGCTCGCGCTCCGGATGCAGGGCTTCACCAGCGCGCCGGACATGGGTGTATTCACCGAAGGCGGTTCGCACGACATGGGTCTCGTCTTCCTCGGCGATCGCCGGAAAGCTGAGCACGGTCCAATCGTCGAGCCCCAGGACGTGGCCGACCAGGTCGTCCTCGTGAAGGCGCTGCATGACGAGGATGATCGCCCCGGTGCGCTTGTCATTCAGGCGGCTGATGAGGGTGTTGCAGAACCACTCGATGACCTTCTTGCGTTCGGCCTCGGAAAGCACCTCATCGGGCTTGACGGGGTCGTCGATGACGACAATGGACCCTCCGCGTCCGGTGACCGCCCCGCCCACCGAGGTGGCGAGGCGCCCTCCCCCGGCCGTGGTCTCGAAGTCCTGGATGGCCGTTCGCGACGGCGAAAGCACGGTCCCAGGGAAGAGCCTCTGGTACCAAGGCTGGAGCATGACCTGGCGACAGTTGCGGGCGTGCTTGTCGGCGAGATCCTGGCCGTAGCTGACGCACATGAGCTCGCACGAGGGATTATGTCCCAGCACCCAGGCGGGGAAGGCGACGGAGGCGACGATCGATTTAAGGCCGCGGGGCGGGATGTTGATGATGAGCCGGCGGATCTCGCCGCGCAGAACCGCCTCGAGCACCTCGGCGATCTTATGGATGTGGAAGTTGTCCAGATATCTGGTCGCCGGGTGCAGCTCCGCGAACACCCGCTCGATGAAGGTGATTAAGTCGCGCCGCGTGATGGCGTCGAATTCCTCATAGGTCATGAGGCCCATTGGCTTCTTCCTCTTTGATGATCAGCCGAAACCGCGCGAGCACGCGCGCGGCGATCTCCTCATCCGCGGCGCTGAGGTCCTGAGGAGTTGCGGCGCGCGCCGATCGATCCTCGACCTTCTGGGCAAGTTCCAAGACCAGCTTGCTGGCCCTGGGGTCGCCGGAGGCGCCCTTGTTGGCGACCTGCTTTGCCGTGGCCTCTAACTTGGACACTCGGCGGCGGCGGCCGTTTTCGTTGATCGGCACTTTCTCGCTGAGCGCGCCCATGATGGCGGCGCTGACCGTGGGGGGCTTCTTCGGGCGCCCCCTTGGGTTGCCGCTTGCGCCCTTGCGAAACCGACCGGTGCCGGCGTCGCGACCATCCTTGCCAGCCCCGCTCATGGCTGGGCATCCTGGGCGCGCTCGGCCTCGATCTCGGCGAAGGTGCGACCATCACCTACGAGGACGGCGGCTTCGCCCGTCCATCGCTCCCAGCGCCGGACGGCGGCGTCGACGTAGGGCGGATAAAGCTCGATACCCCGCGCCCGTCGTCCGACCTTCTCGGCGGCGATAGCGACGCTGCCCGATCCCATGAAGGGGTCCAGCACGATCTCGCCTCTGGCCGACGCGTCGAGCATGGCGTCGGCCAGCATCGCCACGGGTTTGACGGTTGGATGCAGCGCGAGGAGGTTTCCCTCTTCGCCGTGGCGCCCGAAGCTCGTGACGGACGGGTAGTTCCAAACGTTGCGGCGATCCCGACCGAAGCGGCCATATTGAATGTTGTTTCGATGGTGGCCTCGTCCCTTGCGGAACACGAAAATCAGCTCGTGGGCGCTTCGATAGAAGGAACCCTTGCCGCCGTTGTTCTTGACCCAGACGCAGAGATTGACCTGTTTCTCGAAGGCGCGGCGACCGGCCACGATCAGCTCGTGCATGTGCCGCCAGTCCATGAAGACGAACGCCAGAGCGGTGTCGACGGCGCGGGACGCGGCCAGGGTCAGGCTCCGAACCAGGAAGTCGGTGAACTCCGCTTCGGTCCATCTCGCCCGAGGCCATCACGAAGTCGCCGTGTTTGACCTTGCCAAGGCCGCTGACGTTCCCGTCGATCACCACATTGAAGGGCGGATCGGTCAGGATCAGCGCGGCCTCGTCTGCGCCCATCAGACGGGCATAGCTTTCGTCCCGCAGGGCGTCGCCGCAGAGGAGACGATGACCGCCCAGGGCCCAAAGGTCGCCCAGCCGGGAGACCGCCGGCCCGGAGGGCGCCGGTGCGTCAGCCGGATCCGGTCCCCCTTCCTCGTCCTTCAGCCCCTCGATCGCGAGGTCGATCTCGGGAACCTCGAAGCCGGTGAGCTCCAGCTCCAGGGAAAGCTCTCCCACCGACAAG